AACAGTTCTTTCGCTCTTTTCAATTTCTGTAAGATACTCTAAAAATTCTTTAATTTCTTGCTTGTTTATGCCTATAAATTCGTGTCTAATTTCACATTTTTCAATACGTGTAGAATATTTCTCTTCTAATTTATAAAATTTAGGTCTTACATTGGCTATAAGGTCACTTTCTACATTTTTGCTACACAAGCTATTTACATATATTAAAATGTTTTCTATATTTTCTATGTCTACTTTGTCGCCTTTTGAATAATAAAAATTAAATCTCAATCTTATTCCTATTTTACTGTTAATTTCACCATGACCCCACGTTTCAATGTTTAAACTTTTTCCAACTGTTTCTTTAACGCTTCCAATGTGACCGTTCGCACAATCTTTAAGACTTATATCAAATATATCATTGTTGATTTTATTAATCTCTTTTTCTATCATTTTAACATTCTCTTTATTAACTTTTAAATCTAATATTGTACTAAAATCTATATTCATGTTTTAAACCTCCAATTATTTTTTATTTTAATTATAGCATTCAATGGTGAACTATATTTGTATCAAGTTGAAACTTTTAACACTCTACGCCATCTCTGAATACTTGGTATGCAATTTCTATTTTTCTTTCATCACTTTCTATTTTTCTATAGTTTTCAATCTGCTTCTTTTTAATGTCTGCAAATCCATTTCTATAAAATTGTGCATTTTTTTGTATTAATGTTTCTATTATGTATTTTTTAGCTTTCTCTATATATTCTGTGCTAGTAGCTTGTTTTACTGCGTCGTCAAATATTTCAACTATTTCAAGTACATTTTCTTTTATTTCATTAGACCAATTATCATTAAAATTTATTTCTTTAGCTATTTTCTTAGCTTCTTCATAGCTTATACTATAATCTTTAACTTTTTTAAGTCTATAAGATGCTTGTGTCTCCCCTTGTAAAAAACTCCAATTTCTGTTCTCTTTTGCAAATTGAGAATCTTTTAATATCTGATTTATATGAAATGCTTTTTGATTTAAAGAATTATACTTTAAAACATTTCTAAAATTATCTATAAAGAACTTAGCATTCTCTATATTGCTTATTGCTTCTCTTATTCTTTCAAATTTTCTTTTACATCTTTCTGTCATTTCTTCTATACTCATGTCTTTAATTTTGTAGTCTTCATTTTTTATTCTTTCTATTTTACTTTTTTCTAGTTCGTTAGTTAAATTTAAAATGTCTGTTCTTATATCATTAGCCCAAATAATTTGTTTTTCTGACCCTTTTAATTCTTTCAATTTTATATCCCCCTTTTTATTTAAGAATGATAAGCAAAGACTAAATTGTACTTTATAATCTACATTACTATATTTTCTTTTTATTTCTCTTGCCATTTTATGCGCTTCTTTAAATAAAATTTTCATTCTTTGCTTACCCCCTTGTTTTATTTGTTAATTATATTATAATCTATATGAATATCTAAGTCAACACTTTTTCAAAGTTTTTTCTTTGATTTTCAAAATTATAACTTTGATTAACATAGATTATTCTTTTACTTTTTAAATTTTTATGTTATTATATAAATAAGAGAGGTGTGAAAAAATGACATGGAAGAATGAAATTAAAAGTATTCTTGTAAAAGAAAATATCAGCATGAATGAGTTAAATAATTTAATGAATGAACATAATAATAAGAATAATACAGTTGAAAATTTAAGACAAAAAATAAATAATGAGACTATGAAGTATAGTGAAATCTTGACTATTGCTAATTTGATAGGATATGAAGTTGTTTGGAAAAAGAAAGAAAAGTAGACATAAAAAAAGAAGGTAACAACTAACTAGTTGCTACCTTCTAATCTATCTATCAATAAAATCTAATGCTTTGTAAAGTGTTTCAAACCTATCATTACCTTTTATCATAGTATAATTTTCTTTAGTAATAGAACTTATCTTTTCACATGCTCCACCACCAACAACATAAAGATTTTGTGTCTGGCCAGGTACATAATCTTTTATATCACATATTAATATTTTCCCATCATTATAACCCCATCCAACAACAGTTGCAGGGATTTTGTCAACTTCTCCATCATAAATGATTGTATGTTTGTACATCTGTTTAACTCCCTCATTATTTATATTTTTATTTAATACACCTTCTACAATCAACTTAGCAATACCTTCATGACCTAGTTTCTTAGCTTTCTCATAATCTTCTTTGTTATCGCAAAAGAAACTTTCAATTAGTATTGCAGTAGGTTTAGAACTATTTAAAATATATAAACTTTTATCTAATTTAACACCTCTATTACCTACTTCTTTATCTCCTTTTTTTCTTATGAAAGGTTTAGATAATTTATCTACTACCCTTTGCGCATATTCCTTCCCTTTTTCACTATAGTAAAATACTTCTGTTCCAAAGGCTCCTACACCACTTGAATTTAAATGCAACTCTATAAGTAAGTCATATCCTCCACTATTAACTTTAGGTATTTTGTAAGATTTTTCCTCACTCTTAGTTTTAAACTGCTTTTCGGGGCATATTATTACATCTGCCTTATGACCTTCTTTTCTAAAAGTATCTGCTAATACTGGTGCAAGAGATTTATTGTATTGATATTCGTTAACTACTCCATTAGCAGAAGTACATGCCCCGCTTTTTAAAATGCTGTGTCCTACTGTTATACATATTTTCATTATTTACCACCTCCTTTAACATTTAATTCATCTGTCATAGTATCTAATAAACTACCTATTCTATCTTTTAATTTTCTAGGTACTGGTAACCCACACAAATACATGTTTTTTAATATACTTACACTTTCATATAGAATAAATAAAATAGAGAAAAATTCAGATATTCCAAGATGATTTAATCGCAAAAAATCAACCCAATCTTGTGGTAACATAAATAAAAAGTTAAACTTTGTAAGAATGTCAACTACTGCTAGAAAAAATATACATGCTATCATTGCAACTTTTCTTATTCCTCCATTTATTCCAAAACTTGAATTAAACTGATGTGTTTTTATTGCTCTTAAACAACCTAGCAATGTATCAAATGCTATTGCTAATATTACTAATTTTATAAATATATTTGTTGCTAAAAAAACTATTGTTACGTTCATAATTCCTCCTAATTTTTATATTGAAATAGGACTTAGAGGTTATCTAAGCCCATAAAAAAAGAACCTTCTATATTGTTGGTTCTACTGTTGTTTCTTCTTTATTTAATAAACCTGTCAACTCTAAATATTGTTCTTCTGTAATTCTGTTTACTGTATAGAATACATCTATCTTGTGTTGTAAATCTTCCTTAGTACTATAGTTCTTTTGTTCTATTATTAATTTTAATAAGTTATACATATCATTTCCTCCTATAAATTGTTATTTAATTTAATATTTTCTACTTCAAATGCTGTGTTTACTATCTCACTATCTCTATTTTTATTTTCTTCTTTTAACATGCTTAATTCTTTTTCTAATGCCTGTAATCTCTTTTGTTCATCAGTCAAGATAACCTCTATATCTTTTAAAACAGGTTCTTTTGTAACTGGATTTATAGACTCTATATACTGTTTACTATAGTCTATACTTCCGTATTCAACATCTATAAAATTTAATTCTGTTACTGCATCATGCTCCAATACATCCCCTTCTGATTCTCCTGTTTGAAGCCATATTTTTCCTGACTGGTCATAAATTATTCTATTTCCTCTTTCCATTTAAATTACCACCTTTCATATTATTCATAAGCATACCATGTAAAACTTTCTCCGACTTTACAACGGTATACTACGCTACTACTATCAGTGTATTCATCTCGATAAGTATATAAAGAAAATTCTTTGCTAGTAATAGTTTTTACAAACATAAAAGCACAAAAACGATATTCTCCACTACTCTTAGGAACACGACCAACAGAAGCAAGTTGATTTAAATTATTAATAGCATAAAAATTAACAGTATACCCATTTCCATAAAAACAAAGTTTTTCAACAATGACAAGACTAGGGATGAAATTTAAATTAATAGGAACAGTAAGACTCTTAGCATAATTTTCAGCACTTGAATACCTTGAATAAAAATTTTCATAATCACTTTGAGTAAAAGTGTAAGTACCCTTAGCCCATCTTTTACGTTGGCTTAACTGATTATTTAAATTAGTAATCTGATTTTGAAGTTGTTCAGCAGTAGCATCTGAACTATCAAAACCTGTTTTTATTTTCTCTGATAATTCAACTAATGTATTATTTAAATTTGCTTCTATATTCTTTAATGCTAAAGTGTTTATAATACTTGTTTTACCACTTTTGAATGTATCTTTAATTTCCATCCATTTGCTTGTAACTTCATCTGTTGTAGAACCAGCAGGAAGAGGTGCAATTCCTTTGCTTATACTTACAACTTTTTCTGCTGTAGCATTAGCGCTGTCTGTGACAACTATCTTAAGTGTGTGTAGTGCATTATCTTCTAATGTATAGTTAATTGTTTTTTCAAGAGTTAAATCTGTTGTTATAGTTTCTTTTAGTACATCATCTATAAAGTATTCTATTTTAGTTAGTAGTGTAGGGTCTGTGTGGTCTGCTTTAAATGTTGCCTGTGTAGAATTATAAGAAGATACTGTTAAAAATGGTAATGCTTGTAGTAATGTTATTTTAGCATAACCATCTGCTTTAGTAGTATTACCTCCAGTAGTCATGACTATATTTTCAAGATAATATTCAGATGTTGGTATATATCCAGGTGGCTTATAACTATCTTTAGTTAGTGCGTAACCACTTCCACCACCTCCACATTCATTAGAATAAGAACCAGCACCACCATACCAACCACCACCGCCACCTACTCCTATTCCACCATAACCTCCTTTTCCTAACGAACCATGGTATTCTTCTGTATCGTAACTTGTTCCACCTTGGTATTGAGAACCACCACCACAAAAATCTCTGTCACGACCAATTCCATTTTCACCTACATAACCACCACCATGACCAATAGAATGAGCAGCGGCGTAATTATTTTTCGTCCCTCCACCACCACCTGCAACAAGTATACGCGAAAGTAAACCTTCTGCACTATCCCAAGTCGCTCTAGTATAATAAGCTCTTATATCGGTTGCTCCACCACCGTATTTAGAATAATAATTACCATTAATACCATGTGCATTTGTTCGTCCTCCCCCATTGAATCCAGTTCTGGTAAGAGTTGAACCAGTATCAAGTTTTTCATAACCCGATTGACCAACACAGATACATAAGTTAGTTCTTTTTTTTAATATAACTTCGCCTTTTGAATAACCGCCTTTTGCACATTCAGTCCAATCACTTGCACCAAGAGTACCACCACATGCACCCCAACATTCTAGTTTATATCGCCCAGGTGGCAATGAAACATTTTGTACATAATTAGCATAATTAAAATTCCATTCTGTCTGCATTTTCTCACTCTCCTTTCTTAAATAGGTAACATATCATTTTGTATAGATATATTAACCTCATTAAAATTTTCTATTTTTCTAACAACTTCATCAATCGCCCCTTGCACATTCGTAGCAATAAGATTACTTGTTGTATTATTATAGCTTGTTTTCTCTGCTGTTGTTTCTATTTTTGCTAACTCTTCTTTTACTTTGTTTATTTCATTTAATAAGTTTCCAGCTGCATCCTCATCCAAAATATCTTTTATACTTTCAAACCAAATGTTAAACTCTGATACAAAATTTGTTGTTGTAGTGTTATACCAATCTTCTTGTTTATTCTCTTGATTTTCCCGCCAATCATTGAAATTACTTATTTCTTCATCTTTCCAAGTACTTAGTTGTGCAAGTAATGTTGTTGTGTCTATTTCTTCTATCGTACCTTTTACAATTCCACACAAATTTTTATCTAATCTTAAATCTGTTATAGAACTTTGTGTAATACTTATTGCTCCAGCTCTGATATAAATATCAGCTAATCCAAGTTCGTACGCATCTGCATCACGTTGTAATTCTGTTGCAGCTGGGGAACTATTAAAAGCACTTTTTTTAACAGCTAATTTAATATTTCTATTTAAAGTATCAAATCTTAAAACTACTCTGTCTATTCTATTTAAAATTCCATCTGCGGGGTCTATATTAATTACTAAATCGTCTGTGTTTATATAGATAGCTCCGTTAATCCAGCCCTTGCCTTTTTTTACTGTTATAGTCATATTATTATTATCTACAACTTGCAAATTGCTACTTGGATTAGGGAATACACCATTACCTATAAAACTAGCAAAATATTCTCTAAAGTCCTCTGCCTTGTATCTCCTATCGCCATTTACACTATTAAATACAAAACTTTTTTCCATTATTTCACCATCCTTTTTATTTTTGAAAATAAGGTTGGTATGCTGCTCCCAAACGTAATTTTTAATTTCATCCCATTTTTACTATAGCTTTCTTGTACTTCTACAATTCTAGTATCCATTGTTACTTTCAATTTTCTATCTTGAACTGTAACAATATCCCCTAGTTTGTAGTCTTTTTCATACATAAAAGTATTTTTAGGGTCTATTTCTAATTCAAAACTTTTTAACTCTTCATATTCTTTTAATTTAATTTCTCCTTCTTTTTGTAGTATGCTTATAGTATTTTCACTTACATCTGCAAAGACTTCGTTTCTCTCAAAACCTTCAACCTCACCAGTTGAAATTACCAGTTTTGTCGCGTCTTCTCTTGCTCCAGCATACACAACATTTTTAGAGTTAATTATACTTTCTGTAAAGTGTCTAGCTCTTATGTTATTAAAATCACTTCTAAAAATAATCGGCGGGTTTTCTGTTTGATTAATAGTCAAATCTTTACCAGTGATTACATCAAAAATAAATTTCTTTTTATTAGCATCCAACACTACCTCCCAACCAAGCCCACAAAATTCTGATATTTCTTGAATTTTATCACTTAAATTTTCGTAAGAACTTCGCCACATATCAGCACTTCCAAGATTTTTGTTTTCTGAAATGATAAGATTATCAATTACACGTTTTGAATTTGAAGGGTCTACGCAGTTATTATTAACAAAAGCTTTTATAATTTCTTCTTGTGTCCCTTCGTGACTTTCGAAAGCTTCTCCAGTGTCGGGTATGATGAGCCTTCTATTTAACAAGCCTTTTAAATCCACACCTTTGACAGATAGAATATCACTTTTTTCCCCCGTTTCTGTATACATAAATTCTCTGTGCATTATTAAACAAACTTTATTATAATTTTTACCTAACAAAATAATATTGTTTTTAACTAATTTATCTACATGATTTTTATTAGCATTTATTTTTAAACTAAACTCCCCTACTCTATGAAATCTTTTGATAATCTGTAATTCCTCGTAATTATCTATTTCGGCGATTAAATTTATATTTTTATCTAGTATTCTTATACTTTGTTGCATATTACACCCCCAAATACAGCGGATTATAATATATAGACATTTCTAAATTATCAATTCCTACGTCTGCGTCATATCTAAATAAATTGTCTCCAACTTCAAGTTGTAAAAATTCGCTATCCAAGTCAATCCAATTGAATACATTTATTCTTTCATAGTTTGATTTTACTAACTCTATTCTTTTATTTGCAAATTCTGTTGTTATTTCTAATAAGTCGCCAGCTTCAAGGGTTCTGTTTATCTTAATATATTCTCTTGTGTTTACATTAAATAAACTAGGATTATCAACTGTTGCAAGTGCTTTAAATTGTATTTTCATACCACATTCAACGTCGCCACTATTTACTACATTGCAAATTAAATTACTCACTCTATGCCCCATTTCTATTCCTTCTTCAGTTATCTCTAAAGTAAATTCGAAGTCACCAACCCACAGCGCAACCTCTTCTTTTAAAACAAACTCATTCATCCAAAACGGACTTGGAGTTAAGAGTTGTATAAGAAACTTTTGCATCAATCCAACTGGTGTTTGAAATGTTATGTCTTGCACAACTCCTTTGACACGTCTAGTTAATGCGTTATTTGTATATATAAATTCCATTTCTCCGAGTCTAGGATTAAACAAAGACGTTAAATATGCACGTTTTAACTCTAAATCTTCTTTATTTTTTGCATAAATAGCTGCTGAAATCGGAAGTAATCTCTCTTTTATACTTATATCATCTATACTTACACCATCACCTAAATTATTTGAAACTGAAATATTAGCGCTAGTATTTGCTCCGTTTTCTATTTTTTCTAACAAAAAAGGGCGTGAGTTTCCTAATTTAATCTCTTGCCCTTTCGAGTTTCTACATATTAATTTTTGCAAGTTTCACACCCCTTTTTTATAAACTATTTTTTTATAAACTAAATGCTAGACTTCTTATTGTTCTTTCGATTTCTCTTGCTGTGTTTGAGTCTGTACTATTAACGTTTACATTATAATTCGCTGTTCTTGAATTATTATTATAAGTTGCTTCTCTTCTTCCCGAATTTGAATTAGCTGCTGAATTTCCTTTTCTAATATCACTATTTAAACTCAATGCTTCATTTCTAGCATTATTTATTTCTCTTGTAATACTATCAATTAGATTTTTAATTTCGTTTATGGCAGGCTTAAATCCTTCAAGTAATTTTTCACCTAGAGTTTGACCTGCATTTTTATATGCATCTGAATAACTATTTAATAACGCAACTATTTCTTTTTGATTTTTATCCATTATCAATTTTTCAGCTTCTGCTTGAAGTTTTGATTCTTTTATTCTTTCATCATAGAACTTTTTAGCGTCTTCAAGTCTTTTATTATAATATTCCTTTTCGCTTTCATAGATTTGATTTATATTTTCTATTTCGTCTTTTTTCTTTTCTTCTAATTCTTCTTTTCTCTTTTTTAAAGCTTCTTTTTTATCTTCTATTTCTTGTTGCTCTATTCTTTTTTTTCTTTCAGCTAAAACCTTCTCTAGTTCTTTTTGCAACTGTTCTTTGTTAGTATCATCATGTTCAAACTTTATAGCTGTTTTAATTTCTTCTATTTTGTTTAATTCTTCTTTGTCTTGTTCAAGTCTATCTTTTTCCTTTTCAGCTTTTTCAAAAGCTTCTAATTCGTTGTCAATAGCTTTAATTTTCGCATCATAGACACTATTAATTCTATCTATACTTTCTTCCTTCCATTTATCTAGTGCGTCTAACTCTTTTTTTATACTCGCTTGCTGTGCTTCGTATTCTTGTTTGTATTTTTCTTTCAGCGCATCAACTATTGCTTTTGTTAAGTCATCAACTTTTTTTACAAACTCTTGTCTGTCTTGTAACTCTTTATTTAACTGTTCTTTAGCTGAATTTGCTATCTCTTTTAGCTGTTCAACTTCTTTTTCTTTTTGTTCTTTTCTTAGTGCTATCGCTTCTTTTATTTTTTCTTTTTTAGCTGCATATTCTTCTTTCAATGCGTCTTTAGCGTCACCTTTTACTTTTTTAAGCGCTGCTTTTTCTTGTTTAGATAATTCGTCTATTTGTTTATTAAATAGTTTTATATCTTCTTCGCATGCTTTTGTAGCTTTCTTTGTTTCTTCTTCTATAATCTTTGTTATCTTTTCAGTTGCTTTTTTGACCGAGTCGCTATTATTAGCAATCCCTTGTGCTAAACCTTCATCAACGAATTTACCAATCTCAGCCATAACACGAGATGGAGAATGTATTCCTAACACTTTTCTAACCGCATCAGCAGCCTTTTGCCCTAGTTTTTTAGCTTCGTCTACTACTTTATAAGCAAAGCCGGATATACCATTCGCTAAGCCGCTTACAAAATCTTTACCAACTTGCAGGAACTTGCTTGGGAACTCTTTTATTTTGTTTACAACATCAGTCCCGACTTTTTGAGATGCATTAACAGCATCTTGTTTTTTCGAGTCTATACCTTCCTTTAGTCTTGTAAACATATCAATAGCGGCTTGTTTTAATTTGGCTGGAAGTGTTTTAAAAAAAGTAATAACACTATTCCAAACAGTTACAATATTATTTTTAATTTCAGTCAATTTAGTACTAACAGCTGTTTTCATGTTTTCCCATGAGGTTACAAGGGTTGTTTTTATATTTGTCCAAGTATTTGAGCAAATTGTTTTTAGCCCTTCCCAAGCATTAGAACATGTTGACTTTATATTTTCCCATATACTGCTTAAAGTTTGTGTTATAGATTCCCATACGCTTGATGCAGTACTTTTCATACCTTCCCACATGTTAGAAAGTAAATCGCTTATTGCAGTCAACGCATTGTTAAATACTTCTTTTATAGATTCCCACGCATCCGATAAGCTTTGTTTTATGTTTTCCCAAATTTGTATTGCGTCAGTTTTTAGTTTATCAAAATTCCCTGTTACTAAATCTAAAATTAATAACACAGCACCAAGTACTATATTTTTTATAACTTCCCAAGTGCTTCTAAAAAACTCTTTTATACCATCAAATATAATTTTTAACCTTTCAACAAAAGGCGCAAATTTTTCTTCAACTTGTTGTTTTATAGCATCCCAAGCGTTCCCGAAAATCATTTTTATATTTTCCCACGTTGTTGTAAAGAATAATTTTATAGACTCCCATTTTTCGCTAATACTTTGTTTTATTTCTTCTATTTTAAAGGCTATAGACTCTTTTATCTCTGTCCATTTAGTTGTTACAGTAAGCTTTATATTATCCCACAAAATAGCTGTATTTTCCTTTAAATTAACCCATCCAGTAGATATTTTTTCTTTCAAGCCTTCTACCCAGTTGCCCGCCATGTCGTCCCATTCTTGCATCTTACCTTTTACCGTATCATTTAAAACTTGCCACTTAGATTTTATTTCTCCTGTTGTCCAGTCGACTTTACTCGCTTGGTTTTCTGCTTGTTTCTGTGCTTCTGCAACAACTCCTTGATGCATTTCTTTAGCTTTATTTATTGATTCATCTTTTTGTCTTGTTGCTTCTTCTACTACTTTATCCGCTAACTTTTCATTTTCTGCGCCACCCTCTGCTCTAAGTTGCGCAGCTATTTTTAATCTTTCGTTATATTCTTCGTTAGCTGCTTTTATACTTTCATCTTTTTTCTTTATTGAATTTTTAACTACTTCCGCCGCTTCTTTAGCTGATAAATCAACATGATTTGCTTTCATTCTTTCCATTATCGCCGCTTGCTCTGCTTCGCTTTTACTCATTGTGTCAACCGCGGTATTTAGCATATCTGTTTTTATTTGATTTATCTCTGTTGCTTCTTCTTTTGTTAATGCTCTGTTTTCTTGACTAGCTTTAGTCATTATTTGATTTACTTTTTCATTGCTCTTTTTTATTTTTTCTTCTTTGCTTGAATATGCTTCTTCTGTATTTTTTATTAACTCTTCTTTTTCTTTGTCACTTAAATTTTTAGAAGTTGCAAACATTTCTTGCAAAGACCGAATACCTTGTTCTTTGCTCTCTTGAAGTTTAGCAACGATTTGATTTGACATTTCTGTAAAATTAGATACGATTGTCTGTTTCATTTTCTCCGAAACAGTCTCACCACTCCACATTAATTGATTTAAAGATACTGTTGTCTTTTCTTCTAAATCCATAAAAGCAGATACAGCTTCTTTTGTAGATTCTGATATACTTTTACCAAAACGGCTAATTGGCTCTATAGCATCCTTTGACATGTCTTTAGCGACTGTCGCAACCGATATGCCTAGCGCAGTAATTCCAGCTACAGCTATAGCCGCAGGGCTTGATAATGCACCTAAAATTGCAGCTAAAGCACCAACAGCTGGAGTTGCTGCGGCTGCTCCTGTCGTTACGACTGCCATAGCTGCCGAAAAAGTACCAAAAGCCCCTATAACTCCACCTATCATGCTAACTATTTTTCCACCAATTAATAGAACTGGTCCGAGTGCTGCTGCTAATCCTGCTATTTTAACTATAGTTTCTACCGTGCTAGGCTTCATTTCGTTTAATTTATTTGTAAGATTTTGAAACCAACTAACTGCTTGCGCTATGCTTGGTTTTAGTACATCGTATATTTTAAGTCCTAACTCCTCCACAGCCGACATTAACGCAGTTATAGAACCTTTATTATTATTTTGCATAGTCTTAGCCATTTTATCCAATGCGCCTGTGCTATTTCCAACCTTTTTTTCAAGTTCCGAATATTCCTCTCCAACTCCAGATAACAAAGCTTGCAAAGTAGATATTTGTGTTTTTCCACCTATCATTGACAAATACATTGTTCGTTGTTCTTCTGTCATGTCTTTTGTTTTTTCTTTAAGTTCCATCAAAACATTAGCCATGCCTTTGAACTTACCATTAGAGTCAAAAGCACTTAATCCTAGTTCTTTCATAGCTACACCAGCTTGACCTGCTCCACTTGTCAGATTTATCATGATAGAGTTTAAAGAATTTCCTGCCTCGCTGCCTTTTAGTCCTCTATTTGCGAGTATTCCAAGTAGTGCGTTAGCTTCCGAAAGAGGTACGTTTAAATTTTTAAAAGTACCTCCAGACACAATCATAGCTTCCATAAGTGCGTCAATGTTAGTGTTTGAACTTGCAGCAGTTTTGGCAACTTGGTCTAAATATGTTGGCAATTCTTTTACACTAAGCCCGAGACTTGACATAGAGTCAGTTACTAAATCCGAGGTTCTTGCAAGGTCTAAATTTCCAGCTTCCGACAATCTCAAAACAGGCATCAAAGCTTCCATTGATGTTTTCGCATCCCAGCCGGCCAAAGCCATATACCCAAGCGCATCAGCCGCGTCTTTAGCTGTTTTGGATGTAGATGCTCCTGCTTCTCTAGCTGCTTTTTCAAGCTGAACCATTTCGTCAGCTGTTGCCCCGCTTAATCCTTGTACATTTGACATAGATGCTTCAAAATCCATTCCAAGCTTACTAGCCGCTGCTCCGACTGCTAAAACAGGAGCAGTAATACTCATAGCCATTTTTTTACCTACGTCTTGCATTTGTTTTCCAACCGAGCTAAATTTGTTACCTATTTCAGTCATTTTAGTTGCTAACTGATTCCATTTATTTTCTTGTTGATTTATTCTTTCTGTTGTGTCGTCTAGTTCTGAACGCATTTCAGAAAGTCTCGACTCTGCATTATTAACTCGAATAGACCAATTATCAACCGCTGCCGAGTTAGACCTTATTTTTTCTTCGTTTTTAGCATATTCTTGTTCTAAACTATCAAGTTCAGATTTTAGCCTTTTTGTTTCTTCTGCGTTTTCACCTAATGTCGCTTTGCTCTGTTCGTAAGCACTCTTAGCTTGATTAACTTTTTCTTTAAGTTCAACTTGCTTTTGTGCCGTGTTGCTTAAAGTTGTTTTACTTTCATTTAGTTTATTTTTATATGCTTCAACTACTTTAGTTTGCTGTTGTATAGTACTAGATAACATTTGTTGTTTAGATTTCAAACCATCAAGACTAGTTCCGAAATTTTTCACTCCAGCGCCAGAATTTTTAAACTCACTTCTTATTAACTTCATTTGTCTATTCAAGTTATTAATCCCTTGTTGAAACGAGCTGTTTTCCATTGCAACACGAACAACTAATTCGCCTACATCTTCCGCCATTTCCTCACCTCACTTGCAAAAAATAAACCAAGATATTTTATCTTGGTTTATTTCAAAATTATTAAATTAATGTTCTTCCACAAAAAGGGCAAAAGTTAATAGGTTCAAAACTTTCACTATAGTAACCACACCAACATTCAGAATTTAAAAAATACTCATTACCTTCTTTTTCAATCCACATTTCTATATCACAATTACAAGTTATTAATTCCCCTCTGTCTGTTTTACCTCTTTTAAAAGCTCCTTCGCTTTCTTCGACTTCACAATACTTACACATACACTCACATCCTTATAACCAGCTTAATTGGTCTATATAGACATCATTTTCATTCGGATTATTCTTATCGCTTTTATTTTTCTTCATATACGCTAGTATATCTAAATAATAAAATATATCCATATTGTCTATATCGACCATGCTCCAATTCTTTTCAAATAAAAACATACTATATAAATCTTTTATAAAGTCCCGTGGAGATAGATACTTATTTTCTTTATTAGAATTATTTTCTGTACCTTCTCCATCACTTAGTTTTTTACTTTTTCTTCAAAGGTTCCAGATACTTTTGACAAATCTTCTAATGCTTTTGACATAAATTCGTCAGCAGGATAAAACCCATTTAGCAATTCTTCTTTTGTAAATTGTTCGCCATATATATCTATTGTAAAATCTAATAATTCTTGAAATAACCCTCTCATACTAAGCCCATCATTAATTTTATCAGATAATGCAAAGGCATTATCTAATTTTTTAAGTGCTATAGGTGGAGCTTTAAATATTTTTTCTTCTTCATTTATAGTTAATTTTATTTCCATTTTTTATTTTCTCCTTTTTATTTATTTAAATTTGCTTTTGCTGGTGCAGTTGGTTTTGCTCCTGTTTTTAAAAATTCTGTTGTGAAAAACTCTACATCTGTTGGGGCGTTTTCAACATCTGTATCTGCTGTTATTTTGTGTCTACCATCATTTATGCGCGGCATAAATTTAAGTTTAATCTTTTGAGATTGAAATTCGATTTTATCCTCTTTTGTTTTTGCTTCTTCTTCGAAAGGTTCACAGACACCTTTAGTTAGCCAAACCATTCTACTTCCGTTTTGGCTCTTTGGGGATTCAAAACCAAAAGCAAGGTTTGGAGGATTGAAATTTTTATCCTCTATCAACACACCATCTTTATATTGGTATCCAAGAATAAGCGCACGCTCTTCTAATGTCAAATCAGCAACTTCGATTTCAACTTCGATTGCTCCCATAGCCGAAGCAGTCTCTAAAAGCTGGTCGTCTCCATAATTTTCTGCTGAGTCAACTTTAGGTGATATTTTCACACTTTTAGCACCTGTTAATCTTGTTATTTTAGTATCGTATTCAAGTGTTTCCTCTGTATCTGTTAGTAGCTTTACAATTCTATAGTTTCTTAATCCTATAATAGCCATTTCTTAATCCTCCTCGTTTTTCGCAAAAAATAAGAATCTAAAAACAGTATGGTAACTATAATCAGATTCTTTTATTTCGTGTATACTTCTTTTTATAAAATTATTTTTTTTAAGCAGTCTTTCAATTTCTTTATTTATATAACTCATTTTATTCTTACTAAACAAATCTATTTGTATATAATGTTCTGTGCCTACCACTTCATCATTTGCATAAAAATTTTGTTCTAAATAACTAAAGAAAGTTATATATGTTTTTTCTTCTCCATTATACCTTTGAAATGAAACAGGTATTTTTAAAGGTTTTAATGTTTCTATTACTAAATTATTTATATTAATCATTATAACCCCAATCCTCTTTTTAATATTTCTTTCATTACATTTTTAGCTTCATCTTTTTTTGACTCGTATGCAGGTGCTAAAAACGGTTTAGGACTAACGCCTGGATGATTTATTACTCTACCTTTTTTCTTACCTTTTTTGATTGGTATTTGATGCGCGGATGCTCCAAATTCTAAAAACTTTCCATAAAAAATTTTTGAATTATCCTCTTTCGTAATACCAACTAAAACATACTTAGTACCACCTTTTTTCTTAACTCCACTTACTTTTAAACCATCTTTTAACTTTCCGCTTCTTTTGCTGACCCTTGGTAATGCATCTTGCAAAATAACATTACCGCCAGCTTTTACGGCTTCATTTAGCAGTTTATCGCCCGATTTACCCATACTCTCTATTTTAGATAAAATAGCGTCAAAACCTTCTGTTGTTATCTCTACACCCATTTAAACAACTTCCTCATATTTGAATTTTAATTCTTTACAATAATATTCATTTTCTATAAAATCACTAGAATTTAAAAAGATAAAATTTTCTTTTTTAAATATATCTTTTATACTAATATATTTGTTTATATTCTTTAAGCTCTTATACCAATATTCTATTTTTATTGAATATACAATACTTTTATTTTCATTATCAGAAAAATTTGCATCATATTCATTTTCTATAAAAAATATTATATATTCTTCATCATTTGAAAAATTGTCGTATTCTTGAAAACCAATACCTAGATTTAATTTTTTAAGTATAGTAACTATTTTTGAGTGCATACTATCTCCTAACTTTTTTTTACTTAGATTCTGCTGTTATTTCAAGTATTTTATTTTCTTCTTCTAAATTTAAGATTTGAGTTATATTATAAAATTTATCTTTGTATTTAATAACAAAATTAGTTATAGCATTTTGTTTTATACTTAAATCTAATTCTTCAATATATCTAATTTTAAACTTTTTATTTGTAGAAGTTTTAATCGAATTATTTTCTATCAATTCTTTACTATTTAAATCTTCAACACAAGCCCAAATTTTTTTATAAAATTTCATTGCTACATCTTCAAGAACATTTTTTCTCTCTTTGATAAAAATAGAAATATGCTTATCTAGTACGTCAACTAATTCAGATAAATATAAATATATACTAGTTTTGTCATTACTAATATCAAGTTTTACTATACTGTAAAATTCATTATTTAACTTTATAACATCACTTGTTTTAATTAATCTCATATAAGGTACTTTTAACTTAATAGATACTTTTAACCCTGTATTATCAAATTTGAGTTTGTCTTGCTCTCTTATATATTCATTAGAATAAAAGAGTTTACCACTTACAATAAACTCTTTTTCATCTAACGCATTACCTTCTATATCATAACTTTCCTTGTATTCTCCAAACTCAACAATACCATCATTAAAATTATTAAATTTTATTTTTTTCATATCTATATTACCTCATTAGCTGCACTTTTAATTTGAAGTCTAAGAAGCTCTTTACTAAAATTTTCCTCGAAATATTCAATAGCATTGTTTCTTACATATCTGCAATAATTAAATAGCAATTCTCTATTAAAACTATCTTTAAAATCCAGTGCTATTCCTGCTATTTCATTTTCAAAGTAATCAATTCCTCTTACAACCATTTTTTCAATTTTCGCATCTTCTTCTATCCAAGTTACATTAAGATATTCTTTTACCTCTTCAACTATACTTTTAATGTTTTCATTTTCCATATATTTCACCTATTTCGCTCTAGCAGCTGACGTTTTTGTGTTTGAATTAATTTCTGTTGCTAAAGTTGTGTCTAAGTTTTCTATATCAAATACTAAAAAAGAAAAATTATCCTTTGGTGTTCCAGTTGCGTACTGCTTAGCAAGATAGACTCTTACATCTTCTAAGAACTTATATTCGTCTGAATACTCTATTTTACCAGCTGACCCAATTCCCATAAAATAATCTTTAGCAACCCCTACTATTAATTTATTTTGGGGAACAGCAACGGTCTGAATTATATTTCCTGGTATAGGCAGAACTCCATATACATAAGTGCCATTTGAAGTTAACATAGTCGTTGCACCGAAGATTTTAGCCCAATAATCAACCGGGTTTACAAGCATTATAACGCTTGCGACTGTCCTTTTACCACCATTTGTAAGCGGTGCCATAATTTCAGTTCCTAATGTAGTTGGTTTAAAATCAGCTAATGGTTTTGCAGTTTTATCTGGATAAACACCTTCAACAACAGAGCCTTTTAAGTCCTTCATCATCCCAATAGGTTGGTCTTTTCCTGTTCCTGCTACTATTCCCATTTCAAGCCCCAATGATATAGATTCAGTCAAAACTACTCTTACATATCTGTCTAACCATTCAGCACCTAGGTCAAGCATAGATTTTGCAACTGGAAGATAAGAAGATAATTTATAAGCAACAGTATTAATTTTTGCAAATCCACCTTCTAACTCTTTTTTAATAGGGTCAGTTAATTGTCCCCACCAAGCCGCCTCCGTTCCTGTTTTTCTTATTACCCACTCCGTAACCCCTGTCGTATTTTCAAAAGTTATTGCACTAAGTAGGGGGTGGTTTTGTTCTAAGTCATCAAACACCCTATCAAATATAGTACGCGGCATAGTTACTTCTAAATCAGTAAATCCTCTTTTTTCTATCACTTGGCTATAATATGCTCTTTCCTCGCTTGTTAACTGTGGCATCCCTCTTTTATCAAGTATTGCCCTGTCAACCGATTCCACGTTAGCAATAGAACGCGCTTCTTTTAGTAGGTTGTTTTGTATATCTTCCGCCATTCCTAAAAATGCTGTTGTTATTTTTTCCTCGTCATTACTCTTTATTGCTTCCATCAGATTTGTTCTTAGTTCAATATTAGTTGCTTCATCTAAATTTTTAATTGCCATTTTTATTTTCCTCCTCGATTAAATGCATTAAAAAAAGCCGATACTAAATCGACATTTCTTTTTTCTATATTATCTTTGTTATCATTTTGCTTTGCTTCTTCTTTTTGAGATTCTCTAAGCTCCTTTATAGATATATCACTTCTACAATTTATTTCAGTATCATTGTAAGCAGGGGTAGGAGTTGCTGTAATTTCAAACAATTCAACTTCTGTTATATCTCTGTAATATGTCCAATCATCATCAAAGCGAGTTTTTGAATTTACAATATTAAAACCAAAGCTACAACCTTTGATTAGTCCTAATCTCACGTTTTCAAGCAAGTCATTTCCATCCGTCGTGGATGGTATATCTAGTTCAAATCTTAACCCATGTTCATCTTCTTCTAAAATCAGATTTGAGTTAGTTCTACCTATAACTTTGTTCCAATCGTGATTTATAAGCATAAATTTATCCCTAGTATTATCTGCTAAAGTTTTTAAAAACGCACCTCTTGAAATTTTTTCATAGAAGGTATCGCCCCATTTGTCTTGTAATTTAGTATAATCATCATTAAAAACAGCAGCATAACCACTTATCTTGCGACTTTCTAAGTTACTATCCCTTATTTCCAGCGATACCGCCCTTTTCTCCATTTCCATTGTTAGCCCCTCCTTTCAAATCTGGATTTAAAATTGACTGATAGTTTTTAGTTACATAATGTTCATCAGCCCAAGACTCGTTTATTTTTTCTCTGCCAAGCATTTCTAAATTGTCATTTATAGAATTTACACCTATTCTAAATAGCAAATCACTTGCTTTCGATATTTTTTCAAGTCCCATATTAGCAATTTTTTGTGTATCTACTTTTACATAACTCTTTTCAAAAAATTTATCTCTACCATACATTTTTCTAGTTATTTCAGTTGTTATAAGTCGAGCGATTGGATTGACAGAAAAATTCAAAAAATTATCTGTTATACCTTCAACACCAGAAACATTACCTTTTACAAGCCCAGCGGGAACATGAAAAGCAGCGCATACAAAATCCATTACATCATCAATAATCGCTCTTATATCCCTGCTATCTTTTATACTTGAAGCTTTTGTATTTTCTGTATATTTTAATCCATTCGAAAGCGGTAAAACAGCATTATCACTTTCAAAATAACGTTTAAACTTATTACTCATCAAATCATTAAGTCGTTCTTGTGCTTCTTTTGTCTGCGGGTAATTTGTGTCTATTTCAAGTACGCCCTTTTCGCTATTATTTTTTTTATAACCCTTCATAGCACTACTTAATAAATCTTTATAATCATTATAAAGATAATCTATTACAGTTTTTATACTTTCAACATTTAATTTGAAATATAAAACGTCTGATTCTCTAAAGCTTCTATCTAATTTATAATTTCTAATTGTAATGTCTTTGTATATATCTTCATAAAAAACATATTTATCTACATTAAAACTTTCAGCTACGAAAAGTTGTTCATTTTCTTGTATAACTAAACATTCATTGTCGTACACAAGTCTTGTAATTACTTCTTGCCAAAATTCTGTTGCATTTTGATTTTTGTTAGGCTCTATATTAAACAAGTAATAATTTTTCTCTTTAACAGACTTCGCGTTTACAAACGTCTGAAATTCACTTAAAACTAAAGCATTTGCAATAATAGAAATACATGACCTTAACGCAAATTCTTTATAAAATATTGTAGCTTCTAGTTTTTTAAAATATTCTCCATCTGCTCCTGACATTTTATCTTTAAATAAAAAATTAGTTATAAAATTTTTAAAATTCAATTCGCCACCTCATTAATATGTGTAACAATCATAAAACTTAATTGTTGATTCTTGCATTAGTTCATCATCTTTTGATAAAGCATGTAAAAACGCAAAAAAGCCATCCGTTTTCCGCTTGATTGGCTCTATCTTTAAAAAAGTTTTATTTCCTTTTTTGTCTGTATCTACATAAACATTATTAGTATACCAACGCATCATCATGTCGTCGCCCCACTTAATTGTCCTCTCTGCGAAGATTTGTTCTACAAGAGGGGCTATTTTTGCGTGAGTTATTGACCCATTTCGAACTTCTTCAATCGGTAAACCTTTGTTAGTAAACTCTTCTTTTACATGTGCAGCTCTATAAGAGTCACAACAGATTTTTAATATATTATAATCTTCTGCTTTTTCAATGAACCAATCAGCAATATATTCCGCTTTTATCGTTTCATCATAAATTATTGTGCAGAGACCTTTTTGCTTTGCTAATTCAATATCAAATTTAAAATTTGTTATTTCTAAAGACTTATAACATATAAAAGTGTGATGCATGATATATCGTTTTTTATCTTTTTTAAACAATAATACAACACTTGTAAAATCTCTTATACTAGAAAAATCTAATCCTCCAATACATGAAAAACCCCTTAAATCCGGCAATTCTTCATTTGTTGCAACTATGTCATCCCATTCAGCAACAACAGTTGCTAAATCTTCTGCTGGTAAATTAAATCTTTTAGTTAATAGCTCTATCATCATTTGTGGTCTGTTTTTAGCTTTGTCAATGTCTTTTAAAATTTGTGTTCTTAAGTCTGAATTATAATTTATACTTGGGTTTGCTTTTTCTAGTAAATCAATATTTTCCATCTCTTCTATGCTGTCAAGTTTGAAAATAAGTGGCAGCATTTTAGAGTTTTTAATTTCTTCATTTAGAATTTGTTTTGATTCCTCTTTGAAATCGTCTAATACTCCCCCTCTTACATTTCCATCAGTTGTAATATAAAAAATCCTAGGATTTTTTACTTTTCCAAGCGCAGAGGTAAAAACTTTTATATTATCATAATTTTCGTATGCATGAACCTCATCAAATATAATGCATCCTGGCCTAAATCCATCTTTGCTTTTTGCATTATTTGTGCGGAACTTTAAATAGCTGTTAGTTTTTTTAAATGTTATTACTTCTTTAGTTCTGTTAAAAAACTTTTTGCATATAGCAGGATGTTCAGATAACATGTTATAAACATCATCAAAACTTGTTTTTGCTTGTTCCTCTGACATTGCAACAATATCAATACCATAATTTTTTACACCGTGTAAGTGTGTTTGCAAATAATTAGCTAATTGAGATATAAAACCATTTTTTCCATTTCCCCTGCCCATCATTATAAAGATTTCATCATATAAAAGTTCGTCGCCTTCAAAGCAGCCAACTACTAAAGCAACAACAAATTTTTCCCAAGCATACATTTTATAGAAATACTTTTCCATATATTCTATAGCTTTTTCAACTTTTTCATGGTCGATATAGATATTAGGTTTTTTTAAATCTTTTTTTATTTTCTTAACTGCAAGTTTCATTTCTTTACATAGAACAATTTCGCCTTTATCAACCAAGCTGAAATATTCATCTATGTATTTATTGTACTTATAATTCAACATCATCATCACCCAAAACTTTTGGTGTCGCTTTTATACCTAATTTATCAAGTAAACTTAACATTTGAGCGTTATACTTGATAAGTTCTGATACACTATCATTTTTTTTATAGCCCCATTGATTTTGACCATTTTTGTATTTAACTTGAACACCTCTAGTTTTTACATCTTCTATTAATTCATTTTTTATATCCCACATTTTTAAATAGTCTTCAACTAAGTCTTTGAAGTATTCTTCTGTCATGTTATTCTCTTTTATTTGTCTTAATAAATCTTTTCTTATAGAGTTTTTTAAATTATTTCCCGACTCTTGCAACCCATTTTTTATGCAACCCTTTTTTGGGGTGCAGTTGCGAGTCCAACCCCCTCTTTTTCTCCAACTTTTCAAAGTATTTTCGGGTATATTATACTTAGCTGACATTTCTTTGTAAGTCATACCTAAAACGTAGTCATTCTGTACGTCTCGCCTAATTTCTAATTCCTCATTATCATCCATTTTCACCACCTCATTTTTATATCTTTTCTGCACCCGCAACCATGAATTTTGGTTGCAAGACCCCCACCCCCCACACCTTTTGTTAAATTGGTGTCTCCTTGCGGAGCCATGTACCTACCTCGGTTCACAAAATTTCGAGCTGAAAACCAGTTTTTTCAATAGGGGGGCTATCTACCAGCGTTCTTCACTAAAAAATTTTTTCTTTTTCTCTTGATTAATTTTTAGTATTTTTTCGTGAATTTCGTTGTGACAAAGGTTGCACAAGCTTGTTAGGTTATTAAGCTTCAAAGCTTCGCTAGGATACTCTTTTACTTCTCTAATATGATGTACACATTCAGCTTTAGATACTTTCTTTTTTTTCTTACAAACTTGGCATTCGTAATTATCTCTTTCAATAGCTTTTTTTCTTAATTTACGCCAATCCGTGCTTCTATAAAATATATCAAGTCTATCAATTAAAATTAATTCTTTTAATCTATCCAGTGTTATATGCTTATAACTCATTAATATACAACTCTCCTAGACCATCACTATACTCCTTCATCTCTTGCAACAACTTAACTTCATCATCTTTAAGCTTCTTATATTCTTCTCTCTTATGTTTAATATAATCATCCTCACATGATACAACAAACTTCTCAAAGCATCTGCGACACATGAAGTATGTAACAGTAGTATTATCAATAACTTTAGTCTTTAAATCTCTATTATTTACATTAACTTTCTTTCCGCAATTATTACATTTAAACTTACCATACTTATTCATAGTGATACTCCTTTAATTTCCTAGTTGAGTTTAACATAAGATATATTCTGTTAAACTCATTTAAGTATTATCAAACAGCCTTACACTTTAGTATTAACAATACATTCAAGACTTTATTATTAGACTATATTTTATCCAGTTTAACGTGACCTTTTTATGTTAAACTCTTAAGCTAAAAGTATTTAATATTCCTATATGCTTTGTTTAAATCATCCTGTTCAATTCCAATATACCGCAAGGTTATCGTAGCTGAACTATGATTAAAAAGCTTCTGCAATGTTACAACATCATGTGTTCTTTTATAGTAATGATAACCAAAAGTTTTACGCATTGTATGTGTGCCTAGATTATCTATACCAAACATTTCGCCTACTTCTCGTATTATCTTATAAGCCATGACTCTGCTTATAGCTTTATTAGTCTGCTCTCTACTCTTAATTAAAAATTCATTTTGATTTTTATCTTTTGTATATTCTTTTAGTATTCTTCTCAAAATAGGATTAACCTCGATAGGCTTAGTCTTACCCGTCTTACTTTCTTTAAGAGTTATAAACCGTTTGTCATGAACATCTTTTATTCTAAGCTTTAATATGTCCCCTACTCTAAGTCCTGTATATATGCCCATACTGAAGAGTACATTGTTTCTCATGTTAGTTTCTTCTAAATAAGCGCATATGCTTTCTAGCTTCTCTAAATCTCTGACAGGTTCTACAAAGTTCATTTACTCACCCCCTTCCTTTTTTTGGCAATAAAAAAGTCTAAACTTTCGAGCTTCAAGTTTAGACTTTAGGTTTCGGGGGATATTCAGTTGTCAATGTACACTTTTTTCTATGATACAATTCTAACACGCTTTTTTATTATTAACATCCACATTTTGTTTTTTGTTTGTTCATTTTATGTTCATGCTAAAATATCATCAATTTTATATTTCATAAGCGCTATCTTTTTTATAGCACTATCACGTATATTATATATTTTAACGCGACAGTAATTCATTTCTACAGAGAGTTTTGTAACAGAGTTTTTTTTACTCCAATCATAAAAATATAGTTCTTTTATAACTTTTCGTTCTTCTCCTGATAATTCTTCTAAATATAGACTAAAGAATTTTATTTTCTGTTCAATAAATTCTATTTCAGTTTCTTTGTTGTAAATTTCTTCTTCTATCGTTACAACCATATCATCTATACCTTTTGTACTTTTTCGTACTTTAAATCCCAATTCTTCGTAATTAATTTCTCTATAGTTTTCTTTATTTTTAAGTATTGCTATTTCTTTTTTTAAAATTTTTACTTTTCTTTGTTTATCTCCTAACATTTTAAGTTCATTTTTTACCATGTCAATATACTCTTTTTTTATTTTCATTTTTACACCTCTTGTACTTTTTGTTATAAATACCTAACTAATCCTTAAATTAAGGTTTGGGGACTAGTTAGGCAATTTGTAGCATTTCCAACTACTGCATATTATTCAAAATATTCTGGATTTTTATTTTGTTTTTTTGTTATAAGACTTCATTTTTTTAAGTTTAAACAAAATCTATTTATATAAATACTTTTATGAATAATGCTTTAATAATTAATGTAAATCTAAATTATTTATCTTTTACACTTTAATTTATATTTTTGCCGTTTTTGAATGTTAATTACAAAATCAATTCTTCAAAAACTGTTCTTTTTATAATATCAACACTTTCATATTCTTCTATTATTTCATTTTTAAAAACTTTAGCATCTGTTAAAGCACTAAAACTTTTTTTACACACTTCGAATGTTTCGCAATTATAATAAAAAACAATATATTCAACTTTTCCCATGTTACTTTAATTTCTCCAGTTTCCATTTTCTTTTTCTTAACTTTTTGTTATGTAACTTCAATCCCTCTGATAGCTCTTTATCAATTTTCAAAACTTTAAATAGTGTAAAAATTGCTTGAATAACATCTAAACCTTCCTCCATTATTTTCTTATTATCTTTTAGATGAACAGCTTCTTTAAGTTCTAAAACTTCTTCAAGTACTTTTTCAAATTGTTCTTTTGCTGTCCAATTTGGTATATTTGCAATCATTTTAAAATTCATCTTTTATTTTCTCCTTTTTTTATATTTCTTCTAAAATTGTTTCATGTATTATTTTTATTTCTTCAAAACATTGAACTATTCTATCTTTTATAACGTCTTTCATATATCCATCATGTTTGAAATTAATATATTTTTCATCGCCATTTTTCTTAATAATTAAAATTTTAACTTCTTCCGCTTCATTCTCAATTTCATTTATAGCATTTTCTAAGTCTTTTATACTTTCTTTTGTAACAACTTTTTCCGCTTCTTCTAAATCCATAAAACTCCACCAAAAATTATTTTCCATTCTTTTTTTCTCCTTTTTTTATTCTCTTACAATTTTCAACTGTTAAGTCGCTATCTCCGCTGTCACCTTCTATAAAATTTAATTGTTTGCCACCAATTTTTTCTATATACTCAGATATTTCACTTTTGTCTTGGCATTCATTTTCTATATATTTATATATATCAAAAGCGCATATTTGTTCTGGAACTTCAACAATAACTTTATGTTTTAAAAATATCATTTCTCCAATTTCAATTCTATACTCTTTCATTTTTTTGCCCCTTCTGTTTCTAAATTTTTTTCTCTTTTTTTCTTACATTTCTTAGAACAATATGCAATTTTACCATCCATATAAGAATAAACTGTTGTTCCACACCATCCGCAAATTTTAGCTGTTTTTTTATTTGTATTAGACATTGTTATCCCTCCCACTTTAAAATGGTATATCTGGGTCATCTATAGCTTGAAATCCTTGTTGGTCTAAACCTTTCGGTTCAAACATATATTCTTTTTCAGTATCATCTTTTTTATAGTCTAAAAACTTAATCTTATTAGCATGAACTTTTGTATAAGTTCTTTTCTCCCCGTCTTTTTCATAACTATTAACTCTTATAGACCCTTCAACCGCTACTAACCTACCTTTACCTAAATTATTAGCACATACTTCTGCTAACTTCCCCATCACCTCAATAGGTATAAAATCAGTTTCTTTAGTTCCATCTTTTTTAATATAATCTCTATCTACTGCTATTGTAAAAGTCGATACAGCTGTTCCAGAACCCGGTATATATTTAAGTTCTGGGTCTTTTGTTAATCTTCCAATTAAAATAACACTATTCATTTCCAGCACCTTCCTTATATTTCGTCTTCTCTTTCATCTACAAGAACATTAAAACCGCATTTACATTCCCTGTAATAAGTATGTTCATCAACAATTAACTTTCCTTCACCTTCTCCAAGTTTATCGCTCCCGCATTTGGGGCAAATACAATACATTGATGATAATTTAAAAACATTTATCATTTTCATTTTTATATACCTCCCTTCTATCTAACAAAAGTTTAAGTCCTTTTCAAGTTATATTTCTTCAATTCCAAAATGGCGCTTCTTCTCCATCTCTTTCATTTGTTAAAACTTCAACTATTCTATAATTTTTAAGTTCTTTTTTTCTTTCAAGCATTCTAATCCATTCATAAAACTTACATCTATACTCAAGCGTATAAACATAACTAGGTAAATCATTGCACTTATCTAACAAGCTTTCAAATTTTTCTAATGCTTGCGTAACATTTATTTTATTCATTTTCAACACCTTCTTCTCTAGCATTGCAATAACTATCTATTACAAGATTTAAACAATCTTTGCAAATATGTCTATCTATTTCTTTGAATAAACCTGTATTGCCTTGCTCTTTGATGATGTAATGTTTTTCTTTTCCAACGCTAATTATCTTTTTACAAAAATCGCACTGTATAAGGTTGCTCACTTTTTTCACCCTCTTTTTTTAATTCAAATAAGATTTTTTCAAGTTCTAAAGCTCCTTCTTGTATAGCCTCTAAACTTATTTCGATACCATCTTTTAAAAAATTAAATGTTCCTTCATTAGAGAAAATAACAGGAATTTTAGTACCATTTTTCTTGATGATTGTAACTTCTATTTTCTTACAATTCTTAATTTCATCTAAATATTTGCTTGATTCTTTTTTATTGTTTTGTGCTATTTTTATAACTTCATCTATTTGTGTTACACTTTTCAATTTCCATTCATCAAAATTTTTATTCATGAATATACCTCCTTATAGTTCTTCCATTTTTTGAACATTTTTTTCTCTTAATTCTATAAAAAATTTTTTTAATAGTATTTTTTCTTCTTCTCCTACCGAAAAATTAACGCAAGTTACAGCATCACAAGAACCTCGTTTATTAAACTCCATACTTAATTCTCCAATTCCAAAATAAGAATCAATATTTCTTATCATTGTATCAATGCCTTTTTTTCTACCCTCTAAAATCTCGTATGCCTTAATTTTTTCTTTTGTTTCTTCGTATTGTTCATACAGTAATTCATGCTGTTCGCATAATTTTTCATATTTATTTATGTTCATTTTTATACTCCTTTTAATTAAAATATTTTATTTCTACGAGGAAATTATTTATTTTATTTGGTCAAATCCTTTAGTTATAGAGTTAAGGCTTTTCTGTCTAATTCTAATACTTTTAGTTTTATTATAAATTGAAATTGCCTTTTTAATTTCTTTGTTTAAAATACAATTTGTAAGCAAATCATACGCGTACAACACTTTAGAACGTTCTCTTAAAGTTTCTGTACTTCTCTTAATGCAACCTTCTAATATAGCAACATATTTTTCGCGATTTTTTAGTTTCTGCTCTAAATCTTTTATTTGCTTTTCACGTTCTTTCAAACATTCTTCTTTTTGTTTGTTTTCTTCTTCTAACTCTTTAATCAGTTGTTTCTTAACTAATGTATAGTTACCTATGTTCAAAACATTTTACCTCCTGCTCTTCTATTTTCTTAACTTCATTACAAGCAATAGAAAACAATTCTCCTTTACTTAGATTATATTTTTCTTGTAGTTTCTTTTGTTTCTTACTAATTAAATCAGCTTTTTCCAATATACTCATCTCTAAAATTTTCTTTTGCATTTGCTTTGCTCCTTCTCGTTCTGTTACAGTAAAATTTATTATTGTCTCGTTTCTCCTGTGCTATACTAAAGCAAAAGGAGGTGATACTATGGTTACTAACCAAGATTGTATAAGAGATATTTTATTACTTATTGAATCTAATACAACTCCCATTTCGCCTGTATTACAATTTGATACTATACTAGATAATCTCACATACGATAAGTCAACTATTGTTCATCACATAAATTTAATTTATCAAAATAATCTCGTTGACGATGTTAATTACGGTGATGATACTGTTTTAGAGGTCATGCAGTTGTCTTTAAAAGGTTATCAATATTTAGATAAAATACGAGATAACACTAAATGGAATAAAATAAAAAGTTCCACTTCAAGTTTTTTAAATATGTCCCTACCTATCGCAATAGAGTACATATTAGGTAAATTTTAATTAAGTATAAGGTTTAGATTATAGACATTTCTAAGCCTTATTCTAATATTTTTCTAATACGTTTTGCTTCTTCCAATAACTCACTGATAGTGTGTGTTTTTATAAAACCTTTTGAAAATTGATGCTGACCTTTTCCAATTTTTTTAATTAACACACCTTTTCCATCATCTTCTTTTTCTATTGCTCTTAAAAATGATTTGTAAAATGCATGTTCCTTGTCAAATTCTTTTAAAACATATTCTTTGGTAAAATCACTATAACCATGTTTTTTTAATACTTTTATTTTTTCTTCATAACTTAAAACATTATTTTTTATCATTTTTTCACTCTCCTTTTTCACATGTAAAGATACTAATTTAAATATTTATTTCTTCATTTTCTTAAACTGCTTTCTTCTTATAATACTCCACGAATTACCATCCAAACATTTCTCACAAATTTCAATATTTTTTATTTCTTTTGCTGAACTCAAATAATCTCGTGTTAAAAAAGGCATTTTAAATACATCTTCTTGATTTTCTATTTTTTTAGAACAAATAAAACAAGTACATTCTGAATCACTAGTATCTTTACCTTTTGAAACACTGTCATGATTGCAAGATATTGTATCCGTTTTTGCTGAACTAATTTCTTCGCAACTTGCAACAGTTTCAGAATTTTCTTTATCTCCATAATGAATTTTATAAATTTCTTCTATATCTGCATTTTCTAATCCTAGATAAGTTTTATATGCCTTTTCTTTTCTATCACTGTGCTTATGCTTTTTTATTATATCTAAAGCATTTATTTCATATAATAGAGCATCATTCCAAGGTTTTTTAAATTTGTTTTCATTTGCTTTTATTAGTTCTTTGTTACTTAACTCGTTTACAGTTTCATTGCAAGAAACAACATTGTTGCCTTCCGCTTTTATAACTGTAAAAAGTTCAAACAATTCTCTTAACTCTCTTACGCTATTAATTTCCATTTTTTTACCCCACCTTTTTTAATTTTATTTAAATTTAGCACTTTGACTTTTCTTTATAATTGCATCAAGTTCATCTTCTGAATATTTATCAAATGTTTGATTGAAATTAGCAAATTTATTATTATTTGTCTTTGTTTTTCCTTTGACGCTCTCATTGCCTTTTAGGGCCTTTTTAGGTGTCTCGTTTAAGTAAGACTCGAATTTGTTTCCAAACAACGTCTCAGGGCGTAAATAAGCGTTCATTTTATCATTATCTAGCCAATTTAACACTTTGTTATCTATGACCTTGTAAAATTCTTCTTCTGTAAAGCCTTCTTTGAGTCTTGCATCAATCAAAGATATAGTTTTCTTTGTTGTACTCTTAAAAGATTTATCTGCTGTTTTATTTAAGTAATCAACGATTCTTTTATATATCTCTTTGTCTTTTGCCTTTTCTTCTTTTTGCTCTGCAGAACTATATATATTATTAGTTAAATTAGTCTTGTTAATATTAGTCTTGTTACTCAGCACCTCATTCCTAACATGTACAGCACCACATGCCGTAGGGTTAAGCACCTCATTCCTAACGTTAGGCATTGTGTGCTGCACCTCTTGTTTAGCTGATAATAATATATATAGATTGCTTTCTTTTTCATTACTACCTTTTCGCTTGCGATTTTTTCTTATAAGTAACCCTTTTTCTTCTAAACTTTTCAAAACATTTGATACTTGCCTTTCGCTGCATCCGGCTTTTTTAGATATTGTCTTATAGCTTGGAAAACAACAACTTTCTTCATCGCTATATCTAATTAAAACTATATAAATCATCTTTTCGTATATGCTTAAATCTTCTCTATCAACTAAACTATTTTCTGCCCAAAACCAATCTCTTTTCCTTAAATCTTTTAAAAGTTCCAATCCCTCACCCCCTTCCACTTATAAATTATTTATTAAGATAGCAACTTAAGTTCATAGTCATTGAATATCAAATCTTCTTTAGTTAATACTTTGCATGTCATTTCTTTTATTTCTTCGTCATAATACGTTAATACTATTTCGTCTTTATCTATATATGTAACAATACATTTTCTATCATGATTAAATTTCACATCATGCAATCTAATAATTTCGCCTATTTTTATATTTTTACTTTTTAGTAATTTCAATCTATCCACCTCTTAATTTCGAATATTCTGATTCTTTCATATATATTTTTTACTTTTTTCTTCTTCAATTTCAAAAAGATATTCGGTACTTAAATCAGGGAAGAATATTGTTTGTATTTTTTTTGCCTCAATATATTTTAGTCTATTAATACTATTTAACTTGGCGCAAATTGTACTTACATTTAAATTTAACGCTTTTGCTATTTTTTCATTTGTTATATTTTTTCTCGCCATTTCTGCTTTTAAATTTCTAAACATTTTAATGCTCCTTTCTGAATTTATTCACGAAATTGCGTGTCTTATATTTCATATAATACACTCAATTTCGTGAATAGTCAATATGTTTTTGTATTTTATTTTTGCAATTTCGTAAATTTTTCTTGAATTTTTACGATTTTACCATTATATTAAAAACAAGGTGGTGATTAAATGAATATAGAAGAACGTTTAAAACAATTAATACTTAGCAAATATAAAAGCATAAGAGCTTTTACAAAAGAAGTTAATATTCCTTATTCTACAGTTGATACTATGCTTAAGCGCGGAATAAGTGGTACTAGTATAACAACAGTATTAAAAATTTGTAACGCTTTAAATATTGACGCTGATGCTCTTATTGACAACGAACTAAAAGAAAAAGAACTATCTTCAAAGATACAAACAAATCAGTTCGAACAAAAAATTTTAAAAATGTATAATGCTCTCGATGAACATGGAAAAGATATTGTATTTACTATATTAGAAAAAGAATATGTTAGAATTAATAAGCTCTAGTACTAGAGCTTATATTTTGTTCTACACTCTAATATTAACACGGAAAACCATTCCAAAAATATTCGTACGACGAATATTCCGACTTTAATTTACAAAATTTACCAATTAATTTGTCTATTTTCTAAATTGTAAAAAATTTCTATTGATTTTAATATTTTTTAATACTATAGTTTAATTTCGACATGGAGTCTTTATTAAAATATCATAGAAAAAAGAAAAAACTCACTCAACGTCGATTAAGTGAATTGACAGGAATAAGTCAAAGTTACATTTCAAGGATGGAAAACAAAAAATTTAAACACAGCCCAACCTTAACTCAAATAATTTTATTAGCTGATATATTAGAAATTGACCAATTGATTTTATCTGAATTTTTTTTGGAAAAAGAAAGGGAGCATTTAAAAAATACTAAAAAATATAATAAAAAAGCAATTAAAACACTTAGCAGGGATTTTTTAAAAGAATATAAAAATAAGGACTAGGTAATTATTTATACCTAGCCCCTTTTTTTTTACTGCTCTACTTTAATTTCTCCTAGCTCAATCCAGTTATCTTTATATAATTCCGGAAATTTCTTTTCTACATCTGATTTTGATGCTCCTTGATTTGCGTACTCCATTGCCTCGAAAAGTCTTGAATAATCTTTCAGGTTATATTTTAAAACTATTTCTTTTACATTCATATTCTTTTCAACTAATATTTTAACTTGTGCATCAAATTTGTAGTTAGCTGGTACTTGTTGATTGTCTAATTTATCAGTTACTTTTATGTCTTTAAATTCGTAACCATCTGTACCGACTGCATTCCATCCTGTTTGAAATAATTTAACTGCTTTATCTGTTTTATTTTCTACTTCTACATTTACAACTTCGTACACATAATCAGCTGCCTTTTTCTTTTCAATTCCATCACTAAAATATTCCCCGTTTTCGTTAAAACTTCCGTCTTCGTTTATATCGCCTTTTATATCTTCTTTTGTAACATCTTTTACAGTTATTTTAATTCCATCAACCTCATTTTCATTTGCTTTCTTTTCTTTTTTAGTTGTGTTTCCAGTATCTTTGTTATTAGTTGATGAACAAGCAACCAACCCTACACTTAATAAACATACTGTAATTAATAATAATACTTTTTTCATCCTCGATTCCTCCATGTTTTTATGTTTTGTTATATATTTCAACATCAAAACTTATATTCCTTTAATTTTCTATTCTAGTAGTATGAAAATAATTTAAAAGAATAATACCTATTTATTTCCATTCTAAGCATTTTTTTATGCTATTTAACATAAATTATTTATAACAAACAGAAAAATCGTTTCTGGTGTCTTGTATCGCTTCTAAATGATATTCTAGTCTCTTAATTAAATAATCACTTTCTTTTTATCTAAAGATACATTCTAAGAGTTTCTTTACTTTTGAAAAATGCTAATAATATTTTAAATAGCGACCACCACTTTTTGCATCCGGTTAGATTTCTAATTACATAGATTAAAAATTTTTAAGTTTTCGATTTTCTTAAATAAAGAAATAAATAGAAAACATATTAATGTTTTCTATTTATTAAGTTCTCTATATATTTAGACCACCACTTTTTGAGAATGCGACCACCACTTTTTGAGAATGCACCCACCACTTTTTGAGACAAGTTAGATTTCTAATTAAAAAATAGTGAGTTATCCACATTTTATCAACATGTTATTAACATAGTTATCCACAAAAAAACAGACCTTAGGAAGTGAGGTCTGTTTTATCATTTAAGTTTTTCCACTCTTCATAGCTACATAATCTATATAATTTTAACGTTTTATTAATTTTATTTTTTGTTTCTTCATTCCAAAAAGTTCTATTCTCTTTTTTTACGTCTATGTATTTGCATTTAATTAATACTCGTATCATACTTCTAACTTTGTTTTTATTGCTTTCACTCTTGCCGCAAAGACCAATATTGTTACATAAAAATTCTTCATCTATAACTTTAAAATCTGTTTCATTCGTTAGATAACATAAAAGGCAATAAAGTTTTATATTTGGAGTTTTGAAATTTATTACTAACTCTTCAAGTATTTTATGATGTATTGTAACAAACTTATGCACTTCGTCATTATAACCTGTTTCAATTCCGTATTTTAGTCTGTATACAGTTCCATTTTTCGTATTTTCTATTTTTAGAATATCACATTTAAGTTCTTCTAATTTTTTAATATTTCTGTATAAAGTAGCTCTTGAAATGCTTAGTTGTTTTGCTAATGCATCTATATCGAATTTATTTTGATATAAGTATCTATTTTTTTCTGTATGCATAATTTTCATTCCTCCATTACTTAATAACATCAAGGCGGCGTATTCTCTTGCAAAATATCCTTTTTCTTTCAAACAAAAAGTTGGCATTGGTAATTTATATTTTTTTTCTAATTCTTTTACTTCTTCTAAAGACATTTTATTTCCCCCTTCTAAACGGGGCTTAAAGCACTTTTAACTAATTAAGTTAAAAATTTCAAATTATTTTTAACTCCAAAGCATTGATTTATAAGTTATTTTAATCTATAATATAACTTATAAATTAGTTAAAAAAGGATATAGTTATATCCTATAGAGCTTTAAGCTCCGTGGTAAAGGAATAAGACGAGTCGCCAAACAAACGCTTATTCCTTTTTTTATTTGTTTTTTTGTAATCTGCAATAAGTTAATATTAATTATATCATAAATATAAAATAAAAAAATATATTGATTTTGAAAATAAATTATATTTTAAAAATATATTTTCTAAAATACTGCATTTTAAAAGACTTAGCATTCAAACTAAGTCTTTTTTTATGTAAAAATATGTTATAATAATTTTAGCAAGGAAAAAAGTGATTGAAAAAGCGTAAGAGTGGCTATTTCCATATTTAAACGCCAAATTCCATAACGGAAGGAGGTGGAACAATATGGTGATAAACTTTTTATTGAGTATACTAGCTGGTGTTATATCAGCTTTCATATATGATAAAATAAAAAACCACTCAAACGCCAATAAGAGTGGTTTAAGAAAATAAGTTATTTTTCAAAACATTGGAAATAGCTACTCTTGTGTAAAGTAAATCATTATTTCCTTGCTTTTATTATATCACATTTTTTTAAAAAAGATACAATTTTACATCACTTCATATATGTTAATTAGTTTAAAAACACAAAACCACTCTGCGCAAAAGAGTGGTTGGGAATTTGATTTAAAAATCAAATTCAAAAAGTTTAAATAATTTTTTATTTTAGACTAAAACTCTACTCTTATGACTGAAATACAGTTCTCTTGCTTTTATTATATCACATTTTCTTTAAAAGATACGAATTTATATCATTTCTAATATACTAAAATCTTTACTTTTTACCAAAATTTGTTTAAAAAATAGGAGAAAACTATTGTTTTTGACGACCCGTCATGGTATAATATATTTATAGAGAAGGAGGTGAGAAAGCAAAAAAATAAAAGAAAGGAGGAACGGGAATGGGGAGATTAGAAAGAAGTAAAAAGAAAAGAGAAAACAAATTTAACATAGTTAAAAAAGTTTTCTCCTTCATCCTATTATTACTTAACATAATCCTCGCAGTTCTAAGAATTTTAAAAGAACTGTAAGGATAAGCCTAGAGGGAATAGCCCTTCTCTCTAGGTGACTTCTTTCTAATATTATAACACATTTCTAAAAAACATGAGTGATAAATTTTATAAGATTTGCATTGTTTTAGTTTTGATAACCATAGTCTTAAATATAGTATCTATAGTATTAAACTCTAGTACAAGCAACATGCTCGGTTTAGTTTTTAGTGTTGTATTATTGCTTTTCTTTGTAATACAGCAAAAAAGGAGCTAATGAATGGAAAAAGAAAAAAGAGATTTAAAGTTTAACTTTCACAAAGGTGGGAGTGGGTCGTTTACTCCTAGAATGAGTGTTCCTAAAAAATGGGCTGATGAAATGGGCATAACAAGAGAAAACCCTAATGTTACGGCAACATTCGAGGGCGACAGGATAATAATTGAAAAGGCTAAGAATGAATGACTTTTTCTATAAAAGAAGGTTGCTTTTTTTCTTAGCCTTCTTTTTTTTAAATTTTACTATAATATAAAAATAATACTGTAATATTATAAAAATATTATTTTAGTATTGTATATACAATATTTTAGTATTTTTAATATAATATATTGGTATTGTAAAAGCAATATGTAAATATTGTATTTATATTATTTGAATATTGTAATTAACAATATTAATATATTGTTGCAATATTATAAAAACAATACTACAATATTGTTATAATATTATAAATATAATAATGAGGTGGAGAAAATGGCTAATACAAAGCTACTTACGTACTTTAACATAAAAGGAGGTATCTATAAGACAACAACGTCTATAATGACAGCGTATGAACTTGCGAAAGATAAAGATAAAAAAATACTCTTATGGGACTTAGATGTGCAAGCAAATCTAACACAATATGTTTATGAAATAAATCATAATGATAATACTACATTAGATATTTTAAAAGGGATTAGTGCTAATGATGCAATAGTCAAGTCACCTAATGAAAATTACATTAATGTAGACTTAATTCCTTCTGACATACAAATGGCTAGATTTGAACAAGAGCTATCACCTTTACCAGCCAGAGAAAAATTTTTAGCTCGCTGGTACATGCAAAACTTTAATACTTTGAGTGAGTATGATTATATTATCTGTGATTTATCTCCACGCTACGATTTGACAGCTAAAAATGTGCTTTTCTTAGCAGATAGTATAATTATTCCAATTCAAGATAAAAACATTTCTTCTTTAAGAGGAGCAGAATTATTTAAACAACTCTGGGATGTTGATAGAACCTATTTTGATAAGGAGGATAATATAAAAAGTACTATTTTAGTTGGATTTGAGAAGAAGAAAACTCAAATTAGCGATACTTTCGATTCTTATCTGGAAGGGTTTAACGATATGAGAGATATTATGTTAGATACATACATTAGAAAAAATGAGTTTATAGAGAAGGCACTATTAAAAAAACTATCTCTAACAGATTATACAAAAATAACTAAAGAGCATTTCAGCAGACAGGAATTTACTAATATGTTAGAAGAATTGAAAAGAAAAGGAGTGTTATAGATGCCAAGTTTCAACAGAGACCTTTTAGTTGATAAAGAAAAACCGATTTTGAAAAATGGAACAATCGTACAAAATGATTCTACAACTACAGACAATAAGACATTAAACATATATAATCTAGTTAATAAGAAAAGTAAAAAAGTGACTATGAGTGCAACGCTTGATGAGGAGCTTGTAAACAAATTAAAATCTTTTTCTATTGATATGAACAGCGACGTTAGTAAATTATTAAGTGATATACTAACTCAAATTTTATCTGATGTCACTATAAAAGAAGAGAATTTAAATATATACAATGAGAGAAATAGAAGAAATAAGACTAAGAAAAAGTAAATAATATTATATTTATATTGTTTAGATATTACTTAAATATTGTATATATAATATTTAAGTAATATTTTAATATTATTATTACAATATATCGATATTGTTTAAATAATATGTTTTAACTATAATCTAAAAAAGGGGTTGGAAAAGATGAATGTTTATTTGCAAATTGGAAAAGAGTTATCTGAAAAAATGACTAAATCTGAATTAAATAAGTTTTCACAAGAAGTAACAAATTATCTGCAATTTGCTGGATTTGATAAGAATATGAAAATTAAACTATTTCAAACAATCATAGAAGTAGTTGCAAGAAAAAAAGTATCATTACCAAATGACAGCGAATTTACAGAAGGAATAATGCAAAGTAGCGAATTGGAAATGACGACGAACGTAGGATTTATAATCGAAGGATTAAGTTATCATAATAACTAAATCTTTAGCATTAAAAAACAGTGTATTTATTGAATACACTGTTTTTATTTCCGCATAGTTAATCTAAAATAATTTGGATATTGTATCATTTCGATATAAATTAAATTGATATTTAAATCCCTTATAGTTAATATAAAAATTTTTATTACAATATCATTTCTAAATAAATTAAAAAATATTTTAAATCCCTCGTAGTTAATCTTAAAAGCGATACTATATACATTAATAATAATACTCTTCTACTTAATTTTCAACTATATTTTGTAATTCTTGTTTACAACTTTCAATGCCTTCTCGTAATTCTTCTAAAAAAACTGATGTGCTATCGTCTATATTTCTTTCAGCAATTTCTTCAAAATTTTCTTTATTGAATTTTTTATAACTATCCCAATTCAAACTTTCGCATTTATTTTCGCACCAATTTACAAATTCTTCATAATCGTTTACGTAACAAATTTCTCCAAGCATATCGTTTAAATGAGTTGGTGCTTGATTTAATGTGAAAATATTAATTTCTTTGTCATCATCTAAAAGTTTAGCCCAAGTTTGAACTGCTATCGCTTCAACTTTTCCTTGTATATCGATATAAATTTTTATATCATTAGTCTCTTTGATTAAACAACTTTCTTTAAAAGCTTTTATAGCTTCTTCCTCTATTTTATCTATATTCATATCTATAACCTTTAAAAATTTTTTAGCTTCTTTTTTATCTATTTTATCCATTTTAATTTCCTCCATTTTTTAGTTATTTTTTATATATAACAGTTCTTTCGCTCTTTTCAATTTCTGTAAGATACTCTAAAAATTCTTTAATTTCTTGCTTGTTTATGCCTATAA